ATGCGTAAAGTTATGACAACGGGCGAAGCGATGGCGCGCAATAAGCTTTCAGAGACCAAAATCAAAGCACTGACTAAGCCGGGAATATACGGCGACGGCGATGGCCTTTTCCTTCGCGTGCGCGCAGGCGGAAGCCGCCAATGGGTCTTTATATACAAACGCGCAGGCAAGCGCGTTGAGATTGGCCTTGGCGGATATGGTCAAGGCACCGCACCGGTGCCGCTGGCCTTGGCTCGCGAAAAGGCGGATGAGGTTCGCGCACGGCTGGCGCGCGGCGAGGATATGGCAACGCGCAAGACATTCGCCGACGTCATGGAAGACGTCATCGCGGTGAAGGAAGCCAGCTTCAAAAATGAGAAGCACAAGGCGCAGTGGCGCATGACGCTCGACGAATACGCAAAGCCGCTTCACAAGAAGGCGGTTGGCGAGATTACCCGCGACGACGTGGTTGAAGCCCTGAAGCCTATCTGGACTACCATTCCAGAAACCGCAGACCGGACCAGAATGCGAATCGCGGCGGTAATGGATCACGCGCGGGCACGCGGGCTATTCACCGGTGATAACCCGGCCAGTTGGCGCGGTGGCCTGAAAGAGCTCCTGCCCGCACGCAGCAAACTGACGCGCGGCCACCACGCAGCGGCAGCATACAAGGATATGCCCGCCATTATGGCGAAGCTTCGGGCGAGCGACGCTGTTTCCGCTCGAGCCGTTGAATTTACCGCCCTCACCGCTTCGCGTTCTGGCGAAGTCCGCGGCGCCGTCTGGTCTGAGATTGATTTCGCCCAGGCAGTTTGGATTGTGCCGGCCGAGCGTATGAAGGCTGGCCGTGAGCACCGCGTTCCGCTCACCGACCGAATGCTGGCTATCCTTGAGGCGCGTAAGCAGGTGGCGACCGGTGACTTGGTGTTTGAGGGCGGCAAGGAAGGCGCCGCAATATCAGACACGGCGATGGTGAAAAGTCTGCGCGCTGCGTCGGAGGACAAAACAATCACCCTGCATGGCCTGCGCTCATCATTCCGTGACTGGGCAGGTGATACGACTGGCCACCCCCGCGAAGTTGCGGAAGCTGCCCTCGCCCACGCAGTGGGTGATGTCGTTGAGCAAGCATACCGCCGGAGTGACGCGCTTGCGAAGCGTCGCGCCATGATGGAGGACTGGACCGAATACTGCGAAAGCAAGGTTTCAACAGTTTCAAAATCTTGACAAATTTGTAAAAACAGTCTATTAAATGAGCGTCGCAATTGTGGTGGTTGCGGCATTCGGCGGGGTGGTGCCCGCCAAGAAGCAGCGCCGGGAAAACCGGCTGAATGGCGCCAAGCGTCAGCAACCCTCCCCGGCAAAGCCGGCAACCGAACCCCTTCAAAAAATCTTCGTTCCATTTCACGCCATGACTCTTTCTTGGCTTCGAGGAGACACCATGACCATTCCAGCGAATGACAACAAGCCGCGTCTGATGACGCCGAAAGAAGCGGCCGCCGCAACGACCATGTCGCGCGTGCTGCTTGCCCGCATGTCTAAAGAAAACCGATTCCCCCAGCCCGTGCAGATTGGCTTGAAGCGCATCGCTTACGTCCGGTCCGAAGTTGAGGACTGGATTGAAAACGCGATTGGCGCGAGGGCGGCCGCATGAGCAGCATCGTCATGCATGCGCGAGATTTGGTGCAGGCATTTAAGGGTGAGACCTGCTGCCTTGAAGATCGAAACCTCGATGAGCGGGATATGACCCACCAACAGCTCGAAACACTGGCCACTGGGTTTGGTCGGGTTGCCGATCTGGCATCGAGACATCGGGCACGCTTGCTGGAGAGGATGCAAGCGATCGACGGCACCGCTGACTCGTTCAAGAAATACGGAATTGTCGACGATATTAGGGATTGCCGCGACGGCCTGATTTCTATGCGCGCTGACTATGTCCAAGCCTTCGCGGCCGGCGAGAACGGACCGTTCGCATGGAAGGAATTATCTCAGCTCCAAGCCGTGATTATGGCATTCGACGCCGTCATCGAAGATGCAGAGCGTCGCAGTCGATTAGCAGCGTAGCGTCGACATGTCCGCATCAAACTAACCACCATCGTCAACTATTTCGAACGTCCGGCGCTGCCGGCGAAGGAGAAGCTATGACTGAAGAACAAGTTACAGTCCTCACCCCTTGCAACTTCGATACCATCTTGCCGCCGGCTATCACCCCTGCGGAGTTCCTTGGGACGCTGGCGGAGAGACTGGCCTACAAGTTTTCCGAGGAGTACGAGCAAGAGGCTGAGGGCCGAGAGTGCTCTTTCGACGAGCTTGAAGATGAAGACGCACTGATAAGCATCGACTTCACTATATCGGCTTGGCGCGCCATCATTGCAAATCTGCGCACAATCGCAGCCTCTTAATCACCATCCACAACGACGACCAACAACCTGCCGGTACGCGCCGGCAGGGACGCATTCGTGCGCTCTCCTGAAAGGATTGAGATGGACCACCGATCGCTCAACGATGACGATATCGAGCGTCTAACCGACTACATGACCGCTGGCGCCTATGTGCTCAAGACAAAGAACGGCTTTCGCATTCCAGCGCTGGTCGTGGAGCAGTGGCGGGAAAATGGGTTTGCCGTCCTGCGCACCAACGCCCTGGCGGCGCGCTACGGCGTCGGCCGCAAAACCATGTGGAACACCATAAAGGGCGCGATCGATGCCGGTTTCATCAAGGAGATCGGGCGAACCGAAGACGGCCGCGCGATGTACGTTCCTGTCGTCGAGCGTGGAGATGAATGGCGGGCAGCACATGACGCACGGATGGCGAAATATGAGCAAGCCTGATCACGCTGGCGGTCCCGTCGACCGTATCGAGCTCCTTGGGGCCATCATAGACGATGAGCGCGTGCGGCTCATCCACATCAAGACCGCGCGCCACATTCTCAAGCGCTATTACCAAAAGCATGGCAACGCGCGCGCCAGTGTTAGCTTCCTGCAGCAAGCCACCGGCCTGACAAGGGGCAGCGTCGCAAGCGCAACAGAGGATCTTGTTGCCTGGGGATATTTCACCCGTGTCATGGGTTCCGGGAAACGGCCCTCCGAATACCACCCGAACTTTAGCGTCCTACAGTCGCCGGACGCTACTAGCGTCCTACCGTCACAGGACGAAACAAAATCAAGCGTCCTACAGCCACAGGACGAGATTGTCCTACGGTCACAGGACGCTAAATCTGTTAGTGTCCTACAGCCGCAGGAGCAAACTCATTTACTTGTCTCGGCTACAGCCAGAGACAAAGTAAATACATCCGCAGCGGGCGCGGGGTCGGGCCTGTCGGCCGCCCCGGCCCGTGCGTCTGCTGATCGAGTTGCGCGTTTCATTGATAGCGCCATCGAAGTTGATGGTGACGATCAATTTCTAACGCTTGTTGCCGAGTTTGATGACGGCGACACGGAGGAATTCTCCATATGCTTCCAGAGCAACGAACAAGAATTTCAGGATAGCGGACAAAGGCGCTTGGAGAGGTTGAAAATAGCGCTGGATCTCAGCGACATCCAGCAGCCCTCTGACGTGGTCGGAATTCCGCTGCTGATCACCATCACAGACGACTTCCTTCCTTTGGAGGCCGCATGAAGTACTTCGCACGCATCAATGCCATAGCCAATCGCCTTGAGCGGTTGGCGCCAAGCCACCGCGACCCCTTTCGCTTCCACGAAGAGAAGTCCGAATTAGTGAATGAGCTTCGAAGGCTGGCCGATGAAAGCGCAGGCCTCCGCGCTGCCAATGACAATATCAACGGCTTCGCCCCCGGTCATTACATGTGCATCTGCAACGAATGCGGCAAGCGCTTCACCGGCGCCAAGCATTCATGGCGGTGTCAGGGGTGTGAACCTGCCCGCGATGCGGACGGACAGCTGTCAAGAAATCCTTGACCACTGAACCAATGCAGAAATTGCATGAGTTGGGGGTGTCGACCTTGGCTCGACACCCCTGCCGGTCTTTCGCAAGAAACCACCCTCACAGCCCTGCTATACAAGGGTTTTGGGGTGGCCGGTCTTCAAATGGAAATCGCCTCACTATGACGACTGGACAGCCTGGCTCAGCATCGCCAATTGTTTCTTGTGCTTTTTGATGAACACCCGCATGTTTCCGTAGGTGCTTGGACTGTGTATCGCCCTGGACACGAGTTGTAGCAGCCCTGTGTCCTTTTGAAGCGTCTTCAGAATATCCAAAAGCAAGTCTCGTACAACCTTCCCACTTCTGCCACATGCAGCGCCATCTAAAACGATTGCCGAAGCCAATTCGATCTCGTTTAGAAGATTGCGAAACGCAACCTCGAACTCCGATAGATCGTCTCCGACTGCTACGTGGCTTTTGGATCCCAAGCCCTCTATTTCTTTTCGCACATTGCCGCATATAGCCAAAACAACTGCAGCGGATGAATTACGACCGTCCTTTCTCATCTGAAAAAGAACTATGCCAACACTGACGACGGTGGCAATGTTGGCAAAAGCTGAAATCAGTTCCACATTCAACCCTTGTCAGTAACTGGCGCGGGTGGAGCTGCGGGCCTCCCCGGTGATGAAGTCGGCGACTGGGTTTGCACCGGGCCTTTGAGCTGGCTTGTCAGGTGTTGGGTCGACAACCCCTTTTCCACCCACCCTCCAGCAAGGTTTTTCGTAAAATGGGTCGTCGATAGAGAGTCACCAACAAACACACGCGTTGTCTTTTCTTCACTCATTCCAAAACCTCCTCAGAACAAAAAGCGGCGGGATTTCTCCCGCCGCAGCTACAGCTATTACTTCTTCTTTGTGTCACCGTATCCAGGCTTGGGTACCCGCTCCACCTGCGTGGTAGTCGGGCGGCTCTTCGCCTCCTGAACCGTGATAAATTGACCTGTGCTTGAATCGCGCCCGCGTGGCGTCGTCTTACTGGTCATTTGTTGCAGTCCCTCTGGCCTTGTCAAATCAGCCTTTGGGCGCTATTTACGGTGTTGCTACACTACCGCTTCGGGCGCACGGATTGCTTCTCGGCAAGCCAGGCAACCGAGGCAAACACACAAAAGCACGTCGATTCGTCGACGTGCTTTTTTATTGCCTGATGCACTCAGACATTGCAAGAAGTAAATGATTGATTAACGGCGTAACGCCAGTTATCCCCGCTTATACGCCAAAAGCCACCCAAGTCAACCGATCTCGTTAATAATAGTTAACGAGATTCCCTTGCGGATTGATAAATTTCCCTTGATGACCACCTGCCCGCGCTCTTAGCCCAAAAAATTATTTCTTAAATCCACTACCCGTTTTCGGCCTGTTCTCGGAAGGTATGTGTACCCGACGCCTTGTCGGTATGCAGCCCTACCCCCCTCTTTCATAAGGTGACGGCCTATGGAAAAAGAAATACCGGTTTTCGACCGGCGAGACACGCCGACTGAAATTTCGCTCGATGCTGGCGAATGGTCGCCCAGACGCACGCGCATGAAAGCGCCAGGCGTCAAGGTAAGGTTGCCGGGTGATCCGCCTCCGCCCGTCACAGCATGCAGCGCAAAAGCAGAGATTGACCAGTGGCTGACTAATGGCCGCGCTTGGTATTCGTCACAATGGTACGACGGACAAGCGGCCAATGACAATGCGGACTGGCCGCTGCAGAAGCTATTGCGAACCGAAGGCAAAGACTACTTCCTTTCACTGGCAGGGCGGTACCGAGATCTGCACGACACCGCTTCGCGGCCGATGCAGTTGATCGGCAAGGAATGCGAAAACCTATTCTTCGTAGAGAACCAGGACGCGGAAGGCCGGTCAAAAGGCACAAAGGTCGTAACGGGCAAGAAGGCGAACGCCGACACAGCGCCAACCAAGAAAACAACTGCCGGCGAGACCACTCGCAAGCTTGCGGCACCTGTTCCCAAAAAATGGAACGGCGACTGGCCAATCCTGGCGTCGATCGATGCAAAGCGAGAACTAGCGATCCTTCGCGCCAAGCTGGCTTATGTCCCGGCCATCCTTGAGGCTTTCGAATGGTCGGTCGTCGACGGCCTGACGCTTGATGAAATCGGCAAGCGGCTCGGCGCAGGGAGCAAAGGAGCAAAAGGCGAGGCACGCGCTCGGATCTTCGACGGGTTCGGGATTGTGGATCGCCATTGGCGTGCTCAAGGCAGGCTTGCCGCATAGGGGTACCCCATTTCCCCGCGCCACAGGGTATAAGAGAGAAAGGCTCGCAGCGATGCGGGCCTTTGTCATTTGCGGCAGCCGTCACTGCCGTGATGGTGGGTTGCCGCGCGTGGTAGCTCACCCCCAGTTTCCCATCATCGTGACCGCGGATGAACCGGCACTTTGAAATCCTGACGCCGTCCCCGTCGTCAGTGATCCGGCCAACGCACCCCGCTCCGGCGGGTGTGCGAGCTTGGCCTTATTTTTTTTTAAACACCCGGAAAATTCATTTCAAAAAATGAAAGGAGGCGACCGTGCGCAAAGCCGCGGCATGTCTTGCCCTATCCAAAACACTTGGCATCGGCCTCGGTCGCGTCACTTCACTGGCCCAGCGCGCATCTGACGCCGGCGTACTGCCTAAGGCCGTGGGACGTACCTACCCGCCACTTTCCGCTGACCAAATGGCCCGGCTGCTTATCGCGGTCCTTGCTGACAACGGGCTCGGGACCGTAGGCGAAAGCGTCGATAAGTTTGCCCGTATCCATTCACCAACGCTCTGCATGTCGCTTGTCGAGGCCATTGCCGCTGCGTTCGATGGCGGACGGACAAACCCTTTTGCCCCGGTCATTAAGAGCATTGTGCTGCGAAATGATCTGGACAACCCCGGCGTTGATATCCTCGCGGACGTCGGCGGTCACGGCGTTCACGCCGTTTTCGGCGCAACGCAGGCAACCGGTGCTGTGAAGCAGGCCCTTGTTGCGGGCCCCGCATTCGAAGCGCTGGCGAGAGAATGGCGGGCTGCGCAATGACGTCTGAAGTTACGCGCCTGCTCGCTGAAATTCGAGAGGATGTAACAACCAGGAAGGCAGAAGTTTTGGCCAACCCCGTTGCCGCTGCATTCGAAGCAACCACCCAAAAGCACCGAACAGCCGAACAGATCGCTGCGCATCGCGATCTATACCGGCAAGCAAAGCGGCACGTCGTCGAAATCGACGCCTGGAATGCCGCCAACACAGACAAACCCGCACGAACGTATCTGCCGCACATGCTGGCCTACCTCGGCGCATTCTCCTATGTCGAAAAGGACACCTGAATGACTGACAATATCGCGACCAAAATCGAGCAGCTTGGCTCTGCTTTCAACACCGCCACAACCGACCTGTCTGAGCGAATTTCCGGACTTGAAAAGAGCTTCGCCCGTATGGACGGGCACGCTAACGATAACTTCGCGACGGGCGAAAGCCTGGCAACAGCGCTGGTCAACACGCCGGCCTTCAAGGAGCTCAACGGTGGTGCCAATCGTGGCCGCGCCTATGTCGAATCTGCCGCCATCACATCCGGCAATACCACCGTCGGCACTGGTCGCTCACAGGGTACGTCTCTGGTCCCCGCCGATCGCCGCCCCGGCATTGTCACGCCCGCTCAACGCGTTCTCACCGTCCGCGATCTGATTGCGCCAGGCAAGACAACTGCGGGCTCTATCGAATTCGTGCAGGAAACCGGCTTCACCAATAACGCTGCACCTGTCGCCGAGACGACGCAGAAACCCTATTCTGACATCACCTTTGACCTGAAGACCGCATCGGTTCGCACCATCGCGCACCTCTTCAAGCTCTCCAAACAGATGCTTGATGACGTCGCCGGGCTGGTTTCCTATCTGGATCTTCGCGGCACGACCGGACTGAAGCTTGTCGAGGAGCAGCAGCTTCTGTTTGGAAGCGGCACTGGACAGAATATCCTTGGCCTTATTCCGCAGGCGACCGAATTCGACGAGAGCCTGCGCCAGACCGGTGATACTCGCGTTGACACCATTCGCCGAGCCATCCAGCAGGTGCGTCGCGCGGAGTACACCGCGACCGGCATTGTCATGAACCCGGACGACTTGGCCGAGCTTGAGCTCACGAAGGACGCTGGTGGCAACTACATTATCGTCGACCCCGTAGAGGGCGGACAGGGCCGCATCTGGCGCCTGCCCATCGTTGATACCACGGCGATGCCAGCAGGCCAGTTCCTCGTTGGCGCACTGGCTACCGCTGCGCAGATCTTTGACCGGCAGCAGGTCACGTTCGAACTCAGCACAGAGAACGACAAAGACTTTGAGCTCAATATGGCAACGGCCCGCATCGAGGAGCGTTTGGCCCTCGCGGTTTATCGCCCCGAGTCTCTGGTCACTGGTGACTTCGAGGCATAAGCGCCATCTACCCAGGTAGCGTGGGTGTGAGTGGCCACGCTACCTACGGCCTGCTGCTGAGCCCCGGCGGCAGGCCATCCCTCTTTACTTTTTGGAGAAGCCCATGAACGCAACACGTATCGACGTAACGGCACAGGTAAAGTCTTATCTTGAAGGCTTCCGTGCAGCCTTTCAGATGGCAACCGAAATGCTCGAGGAAGAGCTCGGCAAGGATGAGGCACCGCCGGAAGGCGACAAGTCTTTCGAAGTGGACCTCGGCACTATTTATTTCAATGAGGCGAACATTAAGCCAGAGACAGACGCAGAGCTTGCGGCTCGCATCAAGCGGCTTAGAGCCAAGCAGTTGATCTGATCGCGACGCACGATTCACTCAGCCATCTAAATGTCTACCCCCTTACCACATATGAGGACTGAACAATGCCTTCAGGCAAGATCATCAAGTGGATGACCGATCGCGGTTTCGGTTTCATCCAAGAGGACGGCGAGCGCGGTAACGCCGGCGAATTTGTACACATCACCAGCATGCCAGACCATGAGGCACCACGCATCGGCCAACGCTTCGACTATGACCGCGTCACCGGCATCGATGGACGATCAAAGGCAGTGAATGTCCGCGAGGTCACAACCTGGGGCGAAGCGGCGTACCTTTAGATGGCGGGTATGTGGCGCAGTAAGAACCGCGCGCAGAGCGCGGCGTGGCAACACCTATACAAGCGAAAGCGCTGGCTCGACCTCAGAGAACGACAGCTGATGCAAGAACCCTTGTGCCGCTTCTGCCTCGCAACCGAAGAGGTGACCGCGGCCGAGGTCGTCGACCACATTAAAGAACATAAGGGTGATGAGGCGTTATTCTTCGACCCCGACAATCTTCAAAGCCTTTGCCGTCATCATCACGACAGCGCCAAACAGGCGATGGAGCGCGGCCGCAAGGTTTTTGCCTGCGGTGTTGACGGATACCCTGTCGAGCTAGGCTAGGGGGTAGATTCGAAGTGACCGTTCGCTCAGCCACGGAGCGGCGCGGGAAGGCACTTTTAATGCAAACACAGATTTTTGCCTCGCGCGTGCGCAAGCGCGCGCGTGAGAAAACATTGGGTTTTTTCGCCTGGCACGGGGCCTATCGAAACTCCAAAAGTCACCTTTTTAAGGGACCGGCCGGGGTCATCTGCGTGCATTTTTCCAATTGAAAATATGACCCCTAGTTTTCGCTTGGGCTTTCCTCATCCTCGTCAGGGACCGTTTCCAGGTCTTTGCAAAGCGCCCTCGCCTGTTCTGCCAGTGCAGCCAGCTGTGCAGTAATTTCTGCCAGCGGCAGGCCCTCAACCCGATCTTCCATTGCATCCCTCCTGCGTTTTCGTCGCTGACGAACGCTGACGGCTGCGCATTTGTTCCAAGGAGAACACTATGACCACAGCACAACCCTTTGCCATCGTAGAAGCAGACTTCGCCGACGGCACGTACAAATTCGCACTGACCTGGGATTTGGCCAGTGAATGGGAGAAAACAACCGATCGCTCCATGTATGCGACGCTGCTTCACGCCGTCCGCACTGGCATCGTCAATCTCAATGACGCACGCGAAATTCTTCGCCTCGGACTGATCGGCGGCGGCATGGAGCCTGTGGCTGCGCTGCGTTTGGTTCGTACCTACGTCGAGAACCGCCCTGCGGCAGAGAATTTCCCACTGGTGGTTCGGGTGATGGATGCCGCATTCCACGGCAAGGGTGTGGCCGATCCGGATGAAGGAAAGCCAGCCGAAAGCGCCGGCGCCGTCGATGGCTAAAGTCCAAGGCTGGGACCGTCTAAAGCGCCGGCTTGAGAAGATACCCAAGGCCGTTCGCGAGCAGACGCAGCCCGCCATAACGTCCGCCGCACAAGATGTGGCGGACGTTATGAAAGCGCTGGCCCCCGTCGACGACGGCGACCTCAAGGACAGCATTGTAGTCACCGCAGGCGGGCAAAGAACGCCGCCCCATAGTCAGCCAGGTGGAGCAACCACCGTTCCGGAAAACGCGGCGATGATCACGGCCGGCAACTCCAAGGTACGCTACGCGCACCTCGTCGAGTTTGGCACGCGAGCCCACATCAATGGTGGCCAGTTTGCCGGAACAAAAAATCCCGGCAGCAGGGCTCAACCTTTCTTCTTCTCGGGGTTCAGGCTGGCGCAGAAAAAGGCAGCAGCCAAGATCAAACGCGCGATGTCTAAAGCCGTCAGGAGCAAGAAAAAATGAGTGTAGAGTACGAACGGCTTGCCGTGTTGCTTGAAGCGCGCGTCAGCGATTTCGAAAGAAAGATCGCCAATGCCACGCGTAATGCAGAGCGCAATTTCAAACGTGTCGAAACGACTTCCGCCAGAATGCAGGCCCGCCTGAATTCGACCTACTCGGGGATCGCTGCCAGTGCGGCGAAAGCCTTCGCTCTTATCGGTGGTGCCCAGGGCTTTCGCCAGCTATCGGACAGCGGAACGCGCATCACCAACTCCCTGAAGGTTGCGGGCCTCGCCGGCGAAGAACTTGAAGGCGTGTATCAGAAGCTTTTCACGGCGGCGCAGAAGAATGCCGCGCCGCTCGAAACACTGGTGCAGTTGTACGGCCGCGTGTCACTGGTGCAAAAAGAGCTGGGCGTCTCGTCGGACGAAATTATCAGCCTGTCCAGCAACGTTGCCCTTGCGCTGCGCGCGTCTGGCCAGTCCAGCCAGGAAGCATCCGGCGCGCTATTGCAGCTTTCGCAGGCCTTAGGCGCCGGCGTAGTTCGAGCAGAAGAGTTCAACTCAATTTTGGAGGGTGCACCAACCATCCTGCAGGCCGCTGCCGCTGGCATCAAGCAGGCCGAGGGATCGGTCGCGAAACTTCGGCAAATCATGCTGGAAGGCAAACTTTCCTCAAAGGCGTTCTTCGACGGTATTAACGCTGGCGCTCCGGTGCTTGAGCAAAAGGTTGCCGGTGCGGTACTGACGGTCGACCAGAGACTTGAGAACCTTCGTACCGCCCTGACGAACTCTGTCCGTAGGTTCAACGAATCCACCCAGGCTGCGAACACGTTTGGCGGCGCGATCGACAACATGGCGAACTTCGTCAACAGCGTCGACATGGATGGCTTGGCTTCCGATATTCAGTACATCATTGACAAGCTGAATACTGGTGCTGATGCCGCGCAGAACCTTGGCGTGCAGATCGGTAAACTTAGCGGTCTCGCCAACATCGGACAGGGCATCATCGGGGCGCTCGACAGCGATGGCGACGGCAAATTGTCAGCGTTTGGCGGTGCTTTGACTGTCGAATCCACCATCAAGGGCAGTCAGAAGCTCGTAGACAACACCCAGAGGCGGCTGGAACTGGAAAAAGAGATCGCGGATCTCGAATCGCAGCCAGTGCGTCGCGCGAGGGCAAACGGATCTCGACTTGATGGCGCCCGGGCCGAGTTGGCGGCCTTGAAGGAACAGGCCACAAAGACAGCGTCCAGCATCATTCAAGACGTACTGAATGACAAGCCGCTGAAATATCCCACCAGTGCGCCCTCTATTGTGGGAGGCAGCGGAGAGACCAAAACCGTCAACGGCAAGAAATTCACGCCCGTAGACATCACGGACAAGCAGTACCAGGTCACAGCCGACAAGGATGGTAAATCCAGCAGGAAGCGTGCTGATGAGTATGCCCGAGAGGTCGAGCAGATCACGAAGCGCACCGCGGCGCTAAATGCTGAGACGGCTGCGCAGGCCGGCCTCAATCCTCTCCTGAACGACTACGGGCATTCCATCGAGTTCGTCCGCGCCAAACAGGAGCTTCTGACCGCTGCCCAGGAGGCAGGCGTCAAGATAACGCCGGAGCTGACGGCCAGCATCGAGGATCTAGCTGCAGGCTACGCGAACGCTGTCGTCGAATCCGAACGGCTTTCCGAAAAGCAGGATGAGATACGCCAGCGCGCTGAAGAGGCAATGGAAACCGCCAAGGATGTTACGCGAGGCATGATTGACGGATTCATTGAGGGCGCCAGCGCGGCAGACATTCTCGCCGACAGCCTCAAGAAGATCGGCAGCGCCCTCATCAACGACGTGTTGAACAACATCTTCAAGATCAACAGCGCCGGCGGCAGTGGGGGTGGCCTGTTCAGTCTGTTCAGTGGCCTCTTCGGTGGTGGCTCACAGTGGGCGGGCATCCAATCGGGAGCGATCACTGGCGGGCTCTTCTCAGGTGGCGGCTACACCGGCGACGGCGGCAAGTATCAGCCGGCCGGGGTGGTGCACAAGGGCGAGTATGTGTTCGACCAGGCAGCTGTAAAAGCCGCAGGCGGGCCAGCAGCCATGGAGGCCATGCGGCGCGGTCTCAAGGGTTACGCCGACGGCGGGTATGTAGGAGCAATGCCGGCTCTTTCGCCTCCCAGCATTCCAGACATGAAATCCGTCACGGGCGGGTCAGGTGGGAGCGCAGTAACTCTGGCGCCAGTCTATCACATTGACGCGCGCGGTGCGGACGCCGCTGCTGTGGCCCGCCTTGAGAAGGGCCTAGCAAAGACCAACGCCGAAATGCAGAGCCGCATTGAGGCTGGCGTCAGGTCTGCGCAGAAGCGAAACGTGAAGTTCAATTAAGGACAACAGCAAATGGCAATTTTCACCGCAATTGGCGCCATCGCAGGCATTACCAGCATCAGCAGCTTTTTTAGTGCGCCGGGTCATATGATCCTGAAAACACCACGCAACGCAAAAAGGAAAGACCGAAAATGACGCTAATAAACATTCTGGTCGACCAAGATCATGCCCGCATCTATACGGATGGCGCGCTCATCAATCCGACGGACAATGTAAGCGTTGTTGGATTCACCTCAAAGGTCATTGCGCTTCCGCACCTTGACGCCGTCATGGCCACGTCTGGATCGGTTAGCTCATCGCTCAATTTCTACGCATTGATTGGCAGTCTCTCAGCGAAAGATTTTGATGACTTGGCCGAGAGAATTGAGGGGCAGGTCATTGCCGCTGCGGAACACTTCGCGGGGGCAATTCTCTTCCTAGTCGGCTGGTCCGAGCGCGGTCAGCGTATGCGCGCCTTCATCATGAACCACCAGGCAATGGGCAACCGTCACCCATTTGCCCGGCAGGATATTGGGGAGTTTTTCATGCCGCCACCGCTTAACCCCCGCCTGGGTACAGCTGACATAATTGCGCTGGCGGAGTCGCAGCGCGCCAACACTGACCGCCCTCATGGCCTGCCAGCGGCGCGCGTAGTGGGCTGCTTCCTTCAGGAGACCATTGTGGCCAAGGAGGGCAGCAAGACGCGCGTAATTCACCGTTGGCCAGATAAGGTGGGCGAGAAGATTCAGCCGCTGCCTCTCAATCCGGAGAATTGAATGTCTCTAATCTACATCCAAAAATTCGAAAACTCCATCAAAGTCATTTCCGACGGCTGCGGCTGGGATGAGGACGGCAACGTTGCCTGGCTGGGATCTAAGATCCGCCGGGCGGCGGATGAGCGCCCTCTAATCATGGCTGGCGTAGGTGATCAGAACGCAATCGGGCTCTTCGCGCTTGCTTTCGATTTCCTGACCCGAGGCACAAAAATTGGCGACGCTTTGGATTTTCTGGAAATCGAACTAAGAGAGTCCCCCGAAACAACGAAGAGGCACTTCGGTAAATGCGGATACGTCCGCATCTTTATCGCCGGTTTCGACCCGGAGCGCGGGTTCTTCCAGCTGTCGGGCGAATATGATCCGTCCAAGCCTGATGATGCTGGCAAGTGGCGGTTCGATGAGACAGGCCAGCTAATGAACATTGCCAGCCGTGACCCTAGTGTTTTCAAGCTGCGTGATAATCCGATGAACGTCACCGAAGAGACATTCGACGGATTTGTGATGCCTTTCGTCGACTGGAACAGAAACCAGTTGCCGACGCCGGTCGGGGGCGGCGTGGCGCACCACGCGTGCGGCGGGAAGATTGAGGTTGCTACCATCACTGCGGACGGTGTTTCAGTCGAGGTAGTTCATGACTACGGGGACGTTATTGGCCGTCCTATTTCGATGGAGGCGACGTGATGTCAGCGCTTTCCGCAACGCTTGGCAACGTTGATATATCTCAGGCCTACATCGGCACCTTGACTGTCGGCACATCGAATATCGCTCAGGGGGCAGTCACGCGATATGATTACGGCTACGTTGAGAGCGCCGCCATCTTCGGCACTACGTTCACAACGGTGCTGTCATTCACAAGCTTTCACGGCGCAGGTTCCCCCATTGTCGAGGTCACATTCAATGGTGCCGTCGGAGCGGCCAGTCCCAGCGGTGATGCGGATGCCCAGTACAGGATAATTTGCGCCAATGACGGTGCGGTGCTTCGCCAAAGGATTGTCGCCGGGGGCGGCAGTCCATCCAGAACGATCCCGTCATCTGAAACGGTCCCTTACACCCCACCGTCAGGACGAACGCAATCGACATTTGAAGTCCAGTTGCGCGCCACTGCCAACGGTGAGGCAGGGGTTCAGGGCGGTTATCTCCGTGCCTTGGTCATGAAGCGCTAGGCCCCGTTTCCGAAATAACGGCGCTGGTGTTCAAGCGCTAAAGGCTCGCCCCAGTCCACCGGTAAAGCGTCTCGCTGAAAGGTAGGCGAACCGATGATTCTGCCGCAACACCCTTTCCGAAAGCGGAGGACTGTCTTAAACAATAGAATGCGCCGACGAGACTAAATTTCCTGCGGATTTTTGACCGTTAACAGCGTCTCTTCCAGCGAAGAAGCTGCTAAGCGATACCATGAAAATCGGACAAAATCAACTGCCTGTTGATATTGACGGCGCCGTCAAGTTGACCATATTCGAGGTGTACGCGAGACGCGGTAATTAGCCAAGGCCGTCCTCCCCGCAAGGGTGTAGAGCATTTCTGGGTGTTTGGCGCCCAGGCGTACAAAGACCCCGCTTCGGCGGGGTTTACTTTATCCGGCGAGCCCTTTTTGCTCTTCGTCGATACTCACTAGCATGGACGGGGTGGAACGTGCTCACCCAAATTTCATTCTTCAACTGAACACCCTTGAGAACGAGGCGGTAAAGTCGGTTCTCGATCTGAGAGAAGAATTGAATGCAGTTCGGCTCCCGGTCTGTATATGCTTCTCCATATTCAAGGATAGTGGGAATATGGGCAAAAGCCATTTCAGCCGTTCGGTGCTTAAACCTGATCTTTTTTACGTAATCGGGACTGATCCATATAGAAACAGTGGACACACCTATTAGAACCGAGAGAGTCGGATTTAGCGCGCAGATGCGCGTCGGCCTGTCGAACGCTCCTATTGCGAGAAGGTGCCACTCATCTTCATTTAAGCTCAATATTATCCCGCCAAAGCCAGCCGTGATTATGGATACGCGTGAGCCGGAATAATAATACAGGAATCAGGCCGGCAACGTGCAATGGAATCACAATCCACAAAGCTTTGGCAACTACCGCGCGATACTAGCAATTTGTTCGCGTTCGGTTCTTCCTTGTAGAGCTTGAGCTTGTTTGTCTTGCCGCCTGCTTAGCCGGCACGAGGTGGGCCGGCAGGTGTCGGCAGGCGTCGGCAGGCGTCGGGAATTCACCCCTTCATGCAGGTTAGTTGCCACTGGTCGCGGAACTCGCCGATCGCTCGATCTTTGCTTTCTTGCATTTGGTAGTATGGCACCTCGTAGGCGTCCATTATCATCTTCCGAAAGCCTGGGCCCACGTTATCGCTGTCCTTGGGTATAACGACGTCCATGGTGCTCTGCAGCGACTTGCCGCCCTGTCTGCGCTCCATGACCTTTTCCGCTATCCTGCCCACAGCAGCGCATTCTTCGTCTGTCTCAGCCAATACCGCAGTGCCCAGTCCGGTCAGTGCAGCGAAGATCAATGAAACGGTGCTGATTGTCTTGTTCATAGCGTACCCCCAATTCAGGGTAGCAAAATGATTGAGGCATTACCGCCGGTCAAGCCCGCCGCTAGATTGGTTTATGGACAACCGCTCCACCAACGGCATCAGGATCGCCGCCGATCCTTATACGCACGCCGTCGGGATCAATGAACTCTGCGAAACGCCATTTACCAGGCTCGATCTCATCGCCAATTTCTAAAGCCGTCTGAAGAAGGTGGACCGTGGAAGTCTTCGCGTCTGAACCGTTCTCAATCCGCGTGACTGTGTTGGCGGTAATACCCGCTTTTTCAGCCAGGTCTCGCACGCCCCAACCAAGTCCGACGCGGGCCATTTTAAGCTGAGTGGCGTTCATTTTTGGTACCCTGTACAAATACATGTTGACACGGTTAATTTCGTGTGGCTTGATGTGTACACAGTACAAATGCAGCGACACAAAAGCAACAAGGAACGCCCGATATGGTTAGCGAGTCCCAAACAGACACGGTTAATGAGTCCTTCATCTCACGCATGACCCGCCTCTTCACGGAACTGCACACCATTGGTGAGCGCGTGGGTGAAATGCCCGATGATGCAATGGACCATATCACAGAGGCTCACTGGATCGTTTCAAGGGCCATCATCAATGCGCCGGTGACATGTGAGGCGGACGTAGCCGGCAAGCTTCGCCATGCTGCCCTGCTGGTCGAGTGCCCCCATGGAGAGTACCACGATGAACAGCCTGCAATCGCGGCCGCTCTGAACGGTCTACAGCGTCTTCGCAAAGACGAGTGGGCCGAAGCCGTGAAGACAGCGAAACAGCGCTCCTGACAGTTCCCAGCTGGCCCTGCGCATTCGGGCCAGCCGACTTGCCGGTGTGCGCCCTCGGGCAGCACCCGGTCTTTTATTCCAGTTGCCGATACCCCCGGCCTAATGGCCTCACCAGCTGCACCACGCGCTCCACCACTGCGCGGGCCGGGGGTGGTAATCAATCAACCGAGGAGACCTCCATGCCTATCACCGCCACCTTAATCTCAATCACGGCCGTAGCACTCGTTGGGTCAATTACGATTTTCTTGGTGGCAATGCTGGCGAGCATTGACCGAAACGACTGAGTCACCAACTGCCACCACAGCGCCAAGAAGGCCCGCCAGAATCACCAACCGGCGGGTTTTCGCTATGTGGACGCCATATCCACAGCAGAAAACGCGCCGACCAAGTTATGGCAAGCGGCGAAAAAAGCCAAATTATGTAATGAAAACAAGGGTCATGGCGGAGAGGATGGGATTCGAACCCACGATACGCTTTTGACGTATACTCCCTTAGCAGGGGAGCGCCTTCGACCACTCGGCCACCTCTCCGGTGCGGCCTGATTATTGCGTAAGAAAAATGATTGCAAGGCTTTTTCGCCAAGAAGCCAAAAAACCTGTTGGCCAAACAAACCGCGGGCCAAACTTTACGTCCCGTTGCGGAACTTCTTCAGGGCCCGCACGTTTCCGCCTCGGTAACAAAAGAGGTGTTCTAATGGCTCAGACCAAACTGAATGTTGTCGAAGACACGATCGAAAACCAGATTGCAGAACTGCGTTCGCAGATCGCATCCCTGTCCAAATCCGTTTCCGCACGTGCGGAAGGTGTTGGCGAGGATGCATCGGAATTTCTGGATGAGGCGCGTGGCCGCGTTCGCAAGGCGGCGCATAATGTCCGGGCGCAGGGCCAGAATGTCGTGGAAGCCGTGAAGGAAAATCCAGGCACCGCCACGTCCCTGCTGACGATCGTCGGCGCGCTCGGTTTTGCGATCGGTTATGCGGTGGGCACGAGCACGCAGCAGAGTTCGTCGAACAGCAGCCTTTATCGCTGGCGCTGATGACAAGCGGGCATTAAATCAAGGCAAGGCGGGTTTGCCCGCCTTGCCTTTATGCATTGACGAAAACAGCAGGAATGAAGGGGGCGAATATGCGGTTCAGCGACGATCTCGAGGCAGCATTGTCCGATTTTGCAAGGGATCATGGCATCGACAGGGACGAAGCAATCCAGCGCATCGTCCGCTCCGCCCTCATCAATGGCGGTTATCTCGCCTCCGGCGAGGAAGGCATTCCGCCGGAGAAGCTGAACGCCAGTAACGACGATTGA